GCGAAGGTGGCAAGACCGATATCGTTTGGTTGTATTTCCGCCATTTATATAACCTCCCTTGCATATGCTCTGTTTTCGTCCCATACTACAATACCGTTTCCATTATCGCCGCAGTAATATGGTGTGCCTCCGACAATTCGGAGATTGTTTTTTGTTTCAAAAGTCATTAAGTCCTCCCATGAATAGGTTCTTGCGCCGCTCCAGTCAGTCAGAGTGGTCAACACATCCTGCCATAACCGATAGGTGAATATATATTCCACCGCCAAGTGGGCAGGTTTAATGTCTTCGATGACCTTCTGGATGTCCGATAGGTTGTACGGAACACCCTGTTTGCTCATAAATTTGACAGCAAATAAATACTCTGATGCGTGTTCTATAATCTCAATTTCCCCGTTGACAAAGGATGCCGCCACATTTTTCATCATTGTTTTGGTGACGGTTCCAGTGCCTCTAAGCCTTGACAAAACACGTCCTCTGCGGGTTTCCAAATCCGCTGACGGGTCAGGAGTTAATCCTGCGTCAGCTTCATGGTTTGATATGTTTTTGTCCGAAAGTAGTACAAAAAACTGATTCTCGGTTAGCTGGGCTTCCTGTTTCAACCGTTCATATTCTGACTCAAGCGAATCCATCAGTTGATTCATGACATTGGATTTTCTGTAATAAGAGGGTAAATGCTCACGCAATAGTCACCACCCCCAGAACAGGTACCTCGGTTTCAGGCACATCAATATTGTCCTTTCCACCATTGACCAGCAAGTCAGAATAGTCCAGAACCTCATCGCAGCTTAATATACAACCGCCAATCTGTGCGTAGGATATATATTCAGCTGCAAATGCGTTTTTCTGAAGATACTTCGTAATGTTTGCACTGATTTTTTCAAGAGCGGTACTCGCTGTAGAACCCGATGTTAGAATAAGCGAAACTGTAACATTCACAGGCAATGGCTGAGCACTTTCCACTGTGACTGCTGCACCGATGGGGCGTTCATTTTCAATATGGGTGCTAACTTTGTTTATCAGTGTTTCATCAGCAGCCTGTTTATCTGAGTTAATGATTATGACCTTCACTGTCCCGTTGCCGTCCCAAAGAGGGATACATTTAGCATCGCCCACACCTTCAACTTCTTTTGCCCACATAACATAGTGATATTTTGAACCCGAGGTTGCAGGGAGGGATACCTTTTCAAAATAACGCTCCCGCAGTTCTTCATCGCTTTCTTCATCAAAACCGCCACTTGTGGCGCTTGTGTTAGTCACGGAGGTTAGTCCGCTGATGGTGACAGGGAAACGATTTATTGCCCCGATTGGTACATTGCCTTGCTTGCCGGGAGTATCGCAAATGATGCTCACCGTTGCTGTTCCGGAAGATTCAATATATTTTGTTTGGGTGACAGTGAAAACGAGTGTATCAGACGCAACTTTGTCGCCGCTTGATATAACGGAGCCGACAGTCCCCGAGATGACTACCGTTCCGGCAGAATAGGTTGCTGCCTTACGCGTCAGACCCTGTTCGGCAACCTTTTTATCAAGGTACGCACCCTTGGCTGTTGCAGCAAAACCATTTAGTAGGATTTCTTCTAGCTTGGCATAAATGCTTTCAAGTTCGATTGCCAGCGGCTTTTGTGTGTCATAAAAAAAAGAGCCGACAGATTTGTCGAACTCCGAAGATATATTAGAAAGTAACCGTGACAGTATTTGTTCCTGCGTCATTTGTTTCCACCTCCATACTTACAATGATTCCGCTTGCAGTTCGCTCTATGCTGAAATTTGAGACCGCTGATATATTGGGGTTTTGTATAAGCGCATCTTCAATTTCCCGTTTCAATTCAGCTTCGATAAACGCGGCCGAGTAGTTATTACCGATAAGCAAATCCTCAAGTCTGCATCCGTATTCGGTACCATCATAAATTTTGAACCGTTCCTTTTCGGTTCGCAGGATTTTTTCAATCCATGTTTTTATTGCCTCAATGACATCACATTCGACAAGTTTGCCGTCACGAATTACAAATTCGCCTGCCGTAAAGTCAAACAAAAAGGACTTGCCGGTTGTCGTTGCTTCCAAGGAGTTAACTACGGTTGAGTCCTGTATTTCCGGAAACATCACTGCACCACCCCAATCAGAATGAATTTTTGATTATTGGCATACGGCAGCAGCACAACCTCTTTGCCAAGATGTATATACTGACCGAATTCGTCACTGGTATTCAGGGAAACACACGTTTTTATATGAGCCGATGTAAGTATGACCTTATCTCCGAGCCGGATTTTCAAATTGGGCAGTTCGATGATTCTGCCAATCATGGGAGAATATCCGTTTGAGTTTTCTCGCTCCTTTAATAGCTTTGCAAGTTCTGTTATTCCGTTCAATTGGGTCACCTCCTAAAATGGGGAAAAGAAAAGACGAACACGAATGTTCGCCTCAGATTTGTATTATACTGCTTTAATTCAATTATTCAATTATATCATCATAGCCATTGGAACTAATCCAGTAATAATTATCTCCGACTTTTCTATACGTATTTTTATAAGTTCCTTTGTATGTATTTGTGCCACCGCTGTATTCAGCATATTCACTTTCATGGTAGACCCAAAGTGATATTTCATCATTAAATTTGGTTGCTTTTAATAATTTAGTATCGTATTTGAGTGGCTCTCTATTTTCATCTGTATAATTGCTAAATGATTCTAATTCTCTTGTAAACAAGTATTCATCGTTTGCCTCATTGCAGAATGCAGTACAGCAAATTGCCGGTGTTTGAGCAGTTATTAAATTAGCAAGATTATTACGTGAATAGAAGAAGAAACTACCGTAAGCAATGGAATAAGCACGACTTTCTAATTTCGGCAATGGCTTACCGAATAATTTCTTACTGTAACTGTCCATTTCGTTACCGCTAATTACACCTACCAATCTTTCTTTGTCCGCCGTGTCACCAAATGCCTGACCGTTTTTCAATGCATTTTTTAGATCATCCAAACCATATTGCGTCATATCATCTTCAATATCGCCTACTGATAAAAATTGTTTTATTATTTCATTGGCTTCAGCATCTGTATATTTACTATTCAGGCCATCTTTAATGCTAAGTAGAGTAACTATTTCACGATATAGACCGCCCATCCAATTAAAATTTTCAGAATCCAACATTTCAGCATCCACATACATAGCATTTCCCCAGCCACCATAGCACATAAAAGCATCACCTGCTAATGTATCATTAAATATTTTTTGAACATCAACATCATTAATATCTATTTCTGTTTCTTGTCTTATAATCACTCTTTTATTGTATTCATCCCAAGCAACATCAGCGTCCAAACTTTCCGCAATCGCACGAACAGGGACGAGTATTCTGCCATCAACTAACTGTGGAGGAACATCTAATTCAATCCTTTCGGTGGTTCCAACTGTGTTGATGCTACCGTTATCATTTAAAATTTCTCCTTTGACAATTCTCATTGTAGGATTCCAGAGTGTAAATATGACCTTTATTCCATCATGGCTTGTTGCAGAAGCTGTAAGTATCGACGCGTCCCATCGCACCTCGCAATCCAACGCTTCAAATATCTTACGCATAGGAACCATTGTACGGTCATTTATTAACTGAGGTGGAACATCAAAGGATAATTCCTTACCATTCAACACAACTTTGATATTATCCTCTGCCATCACTGAAAACGAAAGCAAAGTTGAAAATAAGGTTAATACTATTAGTATTGATAATAATCTTTTCAAATTAGCCGCCCCCACAAACATTTTTACCTTATTATATCACAAAATATTCCAATAGTCCAGCACTACCAAAATTTTCTCAAGTCCAGCTTCACATAATGAATTCCATTTTTTATACTGTGTCCGCTGCCTTCAATAATAAAATTCGCCCCGTCAACCGAAATCAGATATCCCGCTCTTGTATAGCTGTCCATATCCTCAATAATTTCAAATGAAAACTTCTCATTTGTTTTGGACAACTCAGATAGTTTCTGCTGTGCCACATTATTGGCATTTTCCTTTTCAGGGTCGATTTTGATAACCTCCTGAAGCAGACCGTATTTGGAAATAAGGCTGTCGTCCTTTAATGTTGCTCGAACGGAATAGTTTCCATCTGTTTCAGTAATGACTTTAACGCTGTTTTTCATATCCTCAATCGAAACTGAATGGGATACATTGCTGCGAAGATTAGGTGAATACAAAAGCTGTGTGTTCGGCGATAGCCTAAACTCCGGATATGCATAAATGCTACCTATTTTGTAAATCCTAAGTCCCTTTGGCGTCATGTCAAGGTTGTCCCCGCCGCTGCAAATCTCAAGAATATCCTGCAATATTTCTGCAATGGTTTTATCAAAGTAAATCTTTGTAATCTTCGTTTCCAGAGCCGGAATACTATCAATATCAATATTAAAATCGGCGCAAACTTTGCGGATTGCTTTTGATGCAGGCATATTGTTAAACTGATAGGTTTCTTTGGATTTATTTAAATACCAGCCAAAGTCGGCAGCGGTATATGTATTTACAGTTTTGCTGCCGTCATCAACCGTCAGCACTATACCTCGGAATATTTCCTCGTTTGTATGCATCTGAATAATACTGCCTTCCCTTGGTAAATATATACTTGGTAAATATATATTTGTGTGCTGTGCATCACTTTTAGCTATTTCCAAACTCATAGTAGTAGCTAATTCTAATATACTATTCTGCCATGACAGATTTCCCACCGCAGGGGTTATGTCAATCCTGTCTGCAAATATCCTCATTTCGTGTTCACCAGCCTAAATTCCGAAAGGGTAAGGTCAAAATATAAGTCTCCGTCCTTTTTTATGGAATACTGAAAATCATCCACACAGCACACCATATTAATAGGGGTTTCGGTTATGATCAGCCTAATAGGGTACTTTGCCTCAATCCATTTGTCTATGATATACACATACTCAAATCCTTTATATGACCTGTCTTTTAGGAACGGATAGTCACGAATGGGGAAGAAGCTGCTGATGGTAATGCCTTTTAGCCCTGCCTTGCCGATAAGCTTTAACTCCCCTTGGTTAACCGTCTCAAAAACTTCATTCTTCTGCGGCTTTGATATGGTAAACTCTGCAGGGAGGACGGG